CGCAGGGGATCAACGCCCGCATGGGCCAGCTCGAAATGGAGATCCGCGTCTCATTAGGTCTGACGCCTGGACATGGCACCGCTCGCCTGTATCGCAGCTAATGGCATCCCCACTCGCACAATTTGCTAACGCTCGAATCCTCTTTACAGCCTCAGGTGCTCGCACTAATGGTCGAGGCGGATTCAAGGTTGCGGAGGGTCAGTCTTATTTGATCCAAGCCTTCTTAAAGCGCAGGTCCACCCCAGGGCTACTCGACGACCGGCTAGGCCTCCCGGCAGTCGATGGGATGCCACTGCAATGGCAGGGGTATGTCATCAACTTCGCGCCAGTCAGCAGCGCAGAGTCCGCCGTCTTTCACTCGATCGACTTGGCAGGCTTGGCCTTCGACGAGTCGATGGCTCTTCCCGCAGAAGTGCGAAGAGACTCAAAGGGCACTCTGCATGTTGCCGGTCATGAGCTGATTGAGATCAGATTCACCGACAAGGCCGGCAAGTTTGGAACCGAGGGAATTGGCGGGATCATCCGAGGCGTCCTCGGCGACTCGCTATTCCTCGAAGGGGGACAGATCGGATGACAAATATTCGAGCAACCGTCAGTTTCGAGATCACGGACGACATTGAAGGAGAGTTACGCCTGGCGACAGAGCAAGCGTTTGCACAGGTTGCTGGTGAGCTGACAGCTCGCCTTGATGACGCGGTCTCTGGTAGTTATTGGCCATGGCCTGATGCGACGCCTCGCTTCGGTGGCGCTAGAGATCTTGAGTCTGCTGCCGATAACTGGAATACCTACCTAACAGGTAGCGGGACAGGGGCAAGACCAAAAGCAATAGCGGGCTCACCGCGCTCGATTGTCGACAGTGGCAACTTGAAGCAGTCGAGAGACTTCAACCTGAATCGTGCCGGCCTTACTGCTGAATGGAACTGGAATGCGGACTACGCAGCAGCAGTCCACGAGGGCGCATTCATCAACCCCTTTGGCAACCCGAGAAAGCTCGTGCAATTGCCAGCGAGGCCATGGACGCAAGCAGTCATAGAAGGAAACACTGCCGCAACAGGAATTCCGGTCTATCCGGTGGCGGAGAACCTGAAGAAGTACATCACGCAGCGGACGGGTTGACACCTCGGAACACTGGGCCAGTCCCCGGCTGATCCATGGCAAAGCTGCCCTTTAAGACCGAACCAAAAGAGGAGACTCGTGAAGTTGGAAACGAGGACATTGGGGTTCTCGAGTTCCCGGTCCACAACGACTTAACAGTCCGCGAACAAGCTTTTATCAACGACAAGTTGGCCAGCAATTCAACGTTCCTTGAGATCGCTCGAATCGCCAACAAGGTGGCCAAGGACGCCAAGATCCAGCCAGTCGCTGCTCATCGGTTCATCACCAAGTGTGTGACGTTTCAGATGCTGGGGAAGGGAGAATTTGACACCAAGGAAGACAACCTTCGTATCAAGTTCGCTCGCGAGATTGAAGGTCTCGGCGCCTATCTCCTTAAGACGCAATGGGAGCGCCAGCTCGTCACCGTCACTGCCTTGATCCGTTACCGCCTCGAGGGGATGGAGGATTTCGAGGTAGATGATGCGCGTGAAATGAGTCAACAGCTTTTGACCGAGATCTACGCCTTCGCCTTGATGGAAACCGGCGCAGCAATGGCAGACGAGGATGTGCTCGAGTCAGAAGAAGACATCGCCGAGAACCTGGGAAAGTAGACGACGGCAGCTACGAGGAGCCCGAATCTCTTGACTGGGGGGACCTGTTCTGGATGGCTAAACGCCTCTGGCCAGGAGACCCTCAGTTCTCCACTGAGACATTCGGGGAGCTCCCGTCGACCTATGTACTCCAGGCAATTAAAAACGGTCAGGAGCTTCGTCGGCGTGAGCTGCACGAAAGCGAAATCGGCGTGGCCAACCTCACGGCGCTGACGGCAAATTTAAACCGTGATCCAAAGAAAACCAAGACTCCATTCAAGGCATCTGACTTCTGTTTCTTCGCAACCGCTGGCGAGAAAAATGAACCGGACGAGATCAACGCGGCCGCTTACTTCGAACTGATCGACAAAAAGCTCCTTCCTTCTTGGGCGCTTTTCGTGTTCTCCGAGATGAAGAAGATGAAGAGCTCCATCCCTGCTCCAGATCCCGTGGCAGCGATTGGGGATGGATTCATCCTCCTCGCGCCTCGCCCAGTCAATGGAGGAATGGAAGGCCTGCTGATCGCCCAGCGGAGAGCCTCTGGCCAAGTCATCGATGTGACTCTTGGCCGAATAAAGGCAAAGGCAACAGTTCCCGATTTCGAAGAGATGTTCTTAGCTCGCGAGGACGTCTTCGTCAGCGTTAACGGCTAACTGACGAAGAACCTCTCCGGTCTTAAGCCAATGCCGGATCTCTATTTCGCGCCAATCTGAGTGAAAATCTTGTTCACGAAACCATGAAATCCAGTCCCGCGATCCCTTGTTGGCGTTGCAATGTCGACAGGCCGGGATGCAATTACTTGTCATGTCCTTGCCGCCGTGGGCTTTGGGCTTTACGTGGTCAATAGTGAGCGATTTATCGTCGATAGGTGTGGCGTTGCAGTAGGCGCAGCGGTCACCCCAAGCGGCTTTAATTGCACGTCGCCAGAGTCGACGCGCTTCGGCAGATGTCATGGCTTCCAAGTGGTAAAGGTGTTCAGACGGTGACTCCCTAAGCGGGAGATTTTGCTGCGCAATCACTTAGAAGTTCGGGCCTTAACTGTTGACAGATGCTTGAAAAACATGTGGACCCTCTGGGCTGTCTGCCCAAGGATTCCGGGCGTCATCAGTGATGCAAAATCATTCAATCGGAAGCCTGTTGAGACGTGATAAAAGACCCATGGCATTCGTTGAAATCGATTCCGCGGAGATCATTTATGACGTCCTGGCGTCTGATTCAGCCTTCTCGGCTTTGATCGGTTCGCTTGAATTCGAAGATGGGAATCAAGACGCTCTCTTAGTCGCTTTGGCCTCAAAACCTCTCGAAGGTATTGACGGCGCGTCTGGGCTGCTAGTTGTTATCGACAAAGATCCTCAAGTGACATCAAAACGGCTGCTTACTACTCAAGTAGTGATTGATCGAATGTTCACGATCCGTCTGATTCAGTTCCCGAGCGTCTCCCGCAACCTGCGGGCCGCTACTGAGCGACTTCTCCACATCTTCCCTGGCGCAACAGCGATTCCTCTGGCTGGCCCTGACCTGCTGTCTGGCGACGGCCAATCAGTCATAAAGCTGCCATCAAATCCTGTTGCACAGACCTAGTCACGGTTCGAACTGTGACTACTCCGGAACCCTGAAAGGACCGGGGAATTGATCACCCTTTTACTCACTCATTGCAATGGCAAATTTTTCATCCGCGTTCGGCTTCAAGGTCTACTTAGTCCCTTGCCTGGCCACAGCGGTCAACGTAAACAGCGTGACTGGCGGTGTTGGCGCAACTGGATTCATCGCCCTGGGCGCATCAGAAGCCAACGTCGTGGCAACTGATGCCGTGGTCACCGAGGGCACAGTGGCCGAAATCAATGTCGGCGGCTCTGACATCGTTGCAGGCGCTGCGACCCCAGTCGAACTGCTCGGATTGACAGACGCTTCTCTGTCTACCGACACCTCGTCTGAAGAAGTTGTGACGTATTCCGACGACTCCGGCTACAGCCAGAGCGTTGCGACTTCCAAGAGCTGGTCAATCAGCCTCAGCGGCGTTACCGACTTCAACGATGCTGGCTACCAGGTCATGCGTCTCGCAGAGAAGAACAACGTGGCCGGCGGTATTCGCGTCAAGATTGGCCGCACAACTCCCGGAGGCGAGCAGGTCTATGGCTACGCAACTCTTCAAAGCTTCTCTGAGAGCGTGGAGGCTGGTTCGATCGTGAGCTTCACAATCGAAGCCGCTGGTTACGGCGCACTGGGTCTCGGCCTTGCTTAGCTGACTGGAGGGGCTGAAGGTGCGCTGAGAACCCTCAACGGTTCAAGCGTCACCACCTCCACCGGTTTCGCCAATCAGGACACCAATGGTGTTCTGGTTGACATCACCGGTCCTAACGGGGCTATCGGAACCGCTGACATCGTTACAGGCGGCGACCTCATGACAAACCTTGAGGTCATTCGCATCTCTAACGACAAATTCAGAGTTGGTGACACCATCACCTTCACTGAAAACGGCGGAACCGGTGTTGCAACTGCAATCGTCTCCGCTATTCATGAAGGTCAAAAAATTGGCGTCATCTCTGGCGCCGTGGCCTTCAACACCGACAACCCGTTCACCGCTGCTGACACCTCTGGTGTTGCTGTCACCTTCATTCCTTCGGCTGGCGTCAGCGGCCAGCTTGGAGCCGGCCTAGCCGGAACAGTTACAACCTCAGGCCCAACGCTGCTCGACAGCGTTCAGCTCACAGATGGCGGCTACGGATTCATGATCGACGACATCATCGAGGTCAACGAAGTTGGCGGACAAGGCGAAGGCCACTTCCGCGTTACTTCTCTCGCTTAAACTACCTAACCTCAGCCCTTAGGAAGAACTACGGCATACTCAAGGCTCGCCAATTGGCGGGCCATTTTTATTGGAACCCTAGTCGGAATCTAGGGGCCTAAGAGTGACTCAGGGGAATGTAAATCTCAAGCTAGGTCTCGACACCACCCCCGCAACTGTTGCGCTTCAGCAATACTACAAAAAGCTAAATCAAGGCGCACAGCAGGCGGCAGGATCCCAGCGTCCCATAGGCACAGCGCTAGGCAAAATTGTAGCTTCGGCTAAGAAATTAGGCTTTGAATACGACAAGGTCAACAAGGTATTTAAGAACTCGAAAGGCACTGTTCAAACCCTTACACAAATAAAGCAGAGAGTAGACAAGCTCAACGATTCGCTAGAAAAGACCAAGGACGCAGCCGATCAAGCTCTAGGCGGCATCGCTCAAGGATTCAAGCAAGTCCTTCAGGGCATCCCTCAAGGCATCGGCCTGGCGATTGGCCAGCAACTGCTAGCTCCGCTTAATAACTTCGGATCAGTCATCTCGGGAGCCATAGGCGGAGCCGTTGGGAGATTCGTTGACATCGACGCAGCACTTCGCCAGACCGCCTCAATCTCTGGCGCCACTGAGGACGAGTTTCTGGCGCTGCAGGACGCAGTCATCGGACTAGCCAAGGATACTAAGTTCACCACCGGCGAGCTCGCTGAAGCCTCCATCGGTTTGGCTCGTGCCGGATTCTCCGCACAAGAAGTACAGGAAGCATTGCCGGGCATTGCAGAAGGCGCAGCCGCTGCAGGCCAAGGCATGGAGCAGATGTCGGACACCGTCATCGGCGCTATGGGTGGATTCCAGAAATCGACAGACGAGACCACTGCCGTCGTTGACGTATTGACGGCTACGGCGAACGGATCGAATCAGTCCGTAACAGACCTGGGCGAAGCTCTCAAGTATGTAGGCCCAATTGCTAACGGCCTGGGCTTATCGCTTGAGGACACGTCAGCGGCCCTAGGACTGCTTGCTAACGCAGGCATCAGGGGATCACAAGCAGGCACGACGCTCCGCGCCGGCCTTAGCCGCTTGTCGGCTGCTGCCGCTGGTCAAAACAGCGAATTCTCAAAACTCTCAAGAGGTACTGGTCGACTGTCGAAGACGCTTCAAATGCTGGGTGCTGATGTAACCAATGCTGAAGGCGACCTCAAGTCATTCCCTGAGCTCCTAAAGACGCTCAAAAAATCACTCGGCGACCTGTCCGCTAACGAGCAGCAGCTTGTTTCTAAAATCCTCTTTGGTGAAGAAGCGGCCGCAGGCTTCAGAGCACTGCTGTCTAATTCGGTCGAGGACATCGAAGCATTCGCGACTTCTACCAATAACGCGACCGGCACCGCCGCCGAAACATCAAAAGCCAACCTCTCGGGAATCGCGGGTTCTCTGACACTCCTGGCGTCAGCCTTTGACGCAGCATCCGCAACCGTGGGCAAGTTCCTCGAGGGCTTCCTCAAGCCTTTAATCGATGCCCTGACAGGGATCCTCAATGCGTTCAATTCGCTGCCTGGGCCGCTGCAAAATCTGGTGATAGCCCTTACTGCTGTTGGCGGCGCTGCAGCTATAGCCGCCGCTGGGTTCGTCCTATTTAAAGCAGCCGCTGCAGGTGGATTATTTGCAGGGATTGGCGCCGCAGCCGCCGGGGTCGGGGCTCAGATGGCGGCATTGGGAACCACTATGTCCGGGATGCTTGTTGGCGCCATCAAGGGTGCGGGTGCCGCCCTTGTCGGCCTCAAGGCTGCACTAGCCAAGACCATCACCATCAAGGAAATCGCAACCTTCGCCCAGAACAAATACAACGCCGCGCTCCTGGCCATGAAGGGGCTGAGCATGAAGGCGATCCTCGCAAGCATCGCCTCTGGATTGGCCGCCGCGGGAGCCGCAGCAGGAAAAGCCACCGTCGCTATGGCTAAGTTTCTTTTAGCTAACGCCTCTCTTATTGGGCTGGGGATAGCTATCGGGGCGGTAGCCGCTGCATGGAACACCTACAACAACGTCCACAAGCAAGCCAACGCAGTTGGTGAGACGGCGGAGCCAATTCATAAAAGCCTGGCCGATGCACTCAACGAGCAGGGCATCGCTGCTGAAGGTGCCAATACAGAGTTAGTGAAGCTAGACAAAGAATGGGAGACCACAGTCGAGCGCGTGGGCCACTTCGACGCAAGCCTCGAAGGCCTCCGTAAAGGGCTGGGATTGACGACTGCAGAAGAAGGGCAGCTACAGCACGGCACTGTCGCCCTTCTCAAGGAATTCGGCGCCGTCACAGAGGGAACTGATCAGCTAGTCGCTAAGTACAAGGAGGTCGCGCTTTCTCTGAAGGATGCCTCCCCTGCAGAGCGAGCTGAAAAAATGGCCCAGCTCAAAAAGATCGAAGGGGACGTTAAAAATGTCGTTAGCGCTTCGGTTCAAACGCTAAAGAAACAGCGCGAAGCCTTAATCGAAGCATCAGGCGGCATCGACGACATGACAGACGCAGAGAAGCAGCAGCTTCAGGTCTTCGACCAGTTGATCAAAGGCTTAGGCCTCAGCAGTCAGATGCTCGGCGCACTAAAGGACAAGTACGTCGAAACTACAGGTGCCGCAAAGGCGCTCAACGTAGAAATGAGCGAAATGTCCACGGAAGAACTTGAGGCCGAGATCAAGAAAGGGTCGGCGGCATTCAAGGCACAGGTGAAAGCGATGGGAGAGGCTTTTAATAACTTCAAGAAAAAACTAGAGGAAGGCCTCAAGGCTGAAGTGGGCGCGATTAAGGACGACATCGCCTCGCTCAAGGATGCCTCGAAGGTTTTCCAGGCCGGTAAGGACGACGAGATCAGGGCAATTAAAGAAATCGGAGACGCGGCGAGCAGGTCAGCAGAGGATCAGAAGGCCGCCATCAAGCAGAGCACCGACGCCAGGGTCTCAAGTCTTGAGAAAGTCGCCGCAAAGCAGAAGAGCAACTCAGACCAGCTCATCCGCAACATGGAGACGGCTAAGCAGGCCGTGGCTAGTCGCTACAACAAAGAGGTCGACGCAGCCAATGCGGCCCACTCCAGGGTGATGAGAAACCTGGACGAACAGCTCAGGGCTATCGACAAGCAGAAGGAAGCGGTCGAGAGTCGTTACGACGCGGCGCTTGATGCTCTTCGCGAATTGACACCGGCCGAGAAGCAGTTAGCGGCCCTGGATAAGTTCAAGCTTCAGCAGCAGGTCAAGCTGGGAGGAGAGGAAGGCCTCCGCGCACAGGCAGCGCTTCAGCGCATGGATGCAGACGCTGCAGCCGCCATACTTGAAAAGCAGAAGGCGGAAGAGCTGGCGACTCTTGACGCAAAGCGCGAAGCAAAAGAAGAGGAGATACGGCTGAAGGAGATCGCACACGACGATGAAATGTCGCGGAGAGCTAAGGACCAAGCGGATCTGCAGAAGAAGCTCCAGGGCGAGATTGACCAGGTGAAGGAGGACGCAGCGGCGAAGGAGAAAACTGCCGAGGCTGACATCGCACAAGCCAAGGCTGACGGCAAAGCGGCCGAGCAGCAGCTCGAGGAAGACATGCAGCAGATCAAGCGCGACAACGAGGATGAGATCAAGAGGCTCGAGCAGCAGAAACGTGACGACAAGAAAGCCACTGCCGACGCAACGAAAGTGCTAATCGACAAGATCGACAAGCTCGAAAAGGATGCAGCCGCAGAGAAGACCAAGGCCGAAGAGGCATACAACACTAGAAAGAACGATCTGCTCTCGCAGTTCAATGAAGCGGTAGGGAATACCACCGACGTGATCATCAGAGAAGGTGAGACCGCCTGGGGCACCTACGCAAACAATGCGATCTCGGAACTCCGAAGGGTCGAGGCAGCAGCGAAAGCAGCAGCAGCAGCAGCAGCGGCAAACGGCGGCAAACCGAAAGGGGTGTGGACGGGTGGCCCTGTGTCGGCTGGCCAGACCTACACGGTGAACGAGCTTGGGCAAGAAGCTTTCAGGTCATCGACCGGCAAACTCAGCCTTATCGATGCTCCTGCGTTCGGTCGGTGGAAAGCGCCATCCAGCGGCACCGTCATCAACGCGGCTCAGACCGAAAAGCTAGGCCTGCCGTCCGCAGGCTCACCGGTAGCCATAGGGGCAGCGATTGACCCGGCAGGTGGCGCAGCAGCTCAGAACGCAAGCGGTAGCGAGACGCGCAACCTGTTGAGAGCAATCGCGAGAGCTACAGGTGGAGACAACATCACCAACAACGTCACGATCCAGTCTGCTAATACAACGAGAGCCGCCTCAGACATGATGGTCGAGCTGACCAAAATTAAACGCAGGCGTCTGCGCTAATCGGAAAGCTGAGGGGTCGCGTGGCCCCTTTTTTAATGTTCGATTTTTCGTCGAGTCCAGAGGCATCGCTGCAGATGCTGCAGGATGCTCGCAGGGCGAACCCTGGCGGTGGTCCGGGTGTGTCAGATCTACCGCTCGATGAGCAAAGTCTGGATGAGCTCAGGGCGTCGTTGGCCTACTCCTACGGGCTGGCGTGTGTCGCTAGTGACGAATATTCAGAGGATGTAGCTCTCTTGGCTAAGGCTCAGTTCGACGAAGTTTGGCTCCTTCTAATCGAGGCGGATCGGGAGTTCCGCAGGCGGGTTATCGCAGGGAAGACCAACGTTCCGATCGGCAGCAGCGACCCTTATGTCGCGTATGCGAAGGGCAAGACCTCGGAACTCTAGGGGCAGCAGCTCGCCTCTTTATGTCCTCGATCGGTGTGGCCTACGCGCCTCAAGGCGGTGTCTCTTATAACGTCGTGATTGACCTATTTTCGGGCGGAGAGGTTGCGAGGGCCTACGAGCAGTCGGCGCAGTTTGAGCGCGGCGTATCAGGGCAGCAACTGATCACAGGGCAACCAAGTCGCCAGAAATTTATCTGGGCAATCTCTGGGCTCTTGTCTGAAGACCAAGCGAAAGACCTCGACGACATGTTCAAGGCTTGGGACGCAGACCGGGCCGCGGGGCTAGCGGCAGCGGTGGGCATCACTGACGAGACGTTATTTAATTCGTTGACGACGAGCGCGATCTTCTCGACTCCCCCTTCTTATATCAGAACTGGGCCTCTTAATTTTACTGTTTCCTTCGGACTGGCTGAAGTTTAAACGATGAGCTATTTAATCAACTCAGCCCGTCCCGCAAGCCTCAAGATCGGAACGGTCGAATACATCGACAACCTGCAATCCTTTCAAGTTTCGGACACGTCATCGTATCGAAACGGGATCATAACTACAACTGGAACGATCGCTCTTGGGTCGATTGCTGCCAATCAATTCGAAGATTATCAGCGCATCAATTTTAGGCGCGGCACCGCAATTGAATTCAAAGTTACCTATCCAAGTGGTACGACTTCGTTTCATCCTCGCGGCCGACTTAATGTCATAAGCGCCTCGTACAGCCCGGAATCTGAATCGCTAGCTATCGATGTTGGCTGTGATCTTGTTATCGCAAAATTGCTTGATGATGATTCAAAGGTTTTGCCTTATACGTCTGTTCCTTTGGATGAAACGTCAAAAACTTTCGAAGGGGTTGCATCAAGTCTTGCTACCTCGGGAAAGTTTATCTACCAAGATAGTGCCGGGACAATTCAGGAGGACTTCTTCTTCGGAGGTGATGACTATGGCTCGTATTCAGCCGGCAAGTTTGTTTCCGTCCGAGGCGTGACGGCCCTGGCTGTCAATCCGTTAGCCGCGACTGCTCCGATACCGGACAAAATCGAACTCAGCTACCAGTACCCCGTCGACGAGGTGGCGTCGGACGAGAAGGGAAGGGTGGACACTGTGACAACAGAGTCTGACTACTTCATCAAATATCCGGCCACGGTGTTTGAGCGGATCAAGGGCGCAACCGTTGACATGAAGACAATCGTCAGCGGCGGAACGATCACGATCCCTGCCGAAAGAGGGCCATCGATTCCTAGCACCGGGTGCGGTAACGCTCCAACACCTCCCACTTATTCTCCGGCGATCACCATCCCAGTCCCTGGCCAGGAGGTCACGATTCAAGTCCCGGCGCCTTGCTCGCTGGGCTACGAGACAAAGAAGGTCCCTCAGTACATCCCAGCCAGACGCAGGGAGATCAGGGAAACACACTACAAGGGACCAGCCGCTCAGACGTCGCTGACGACCTCGCACGTCTACGGGCCAGCCCTTGAGCTTAACTCTCAATTCTGGGCGGATAAGTTCGCTTATTGCGGCGTCACCTACGCCAACCAGTGTCTCCCTTCTCCTTGCGAGATGTTTGGCACCTATGAGGTCCTGTTAGGCAGGCAAGAGACCCAATACTTCTTCGGAAAAGCTGCTGAGGTAGTCAAAACAATTACGACCACTTGGCGGCCCATGCTTTCGGCTGCACAGCCTGATGATTGGAGATCAGGGACTATCAATGGAATCGCCCAGGACTTCCAGAACAACTTCGGAAACAAATACTCGAAAAAACTATATAAACATCAAGTTGTCGAAAGACGATTCAAGATAGAAGGGAATACCAATGTTCAGAAAACCAAAACCTTCACTTCGACGACATCAAGAGGTGGCGGCATTGGCGGAGAAATCGACGCTTACAAAGGGATTAAGACTAGAGAGGAGCGCCGCTCAGTCTCCTCCGTGACCGCTGAGGTTCGTCCTGACTCCGTAAACGCTGGAACTACATCAGTAGAGACAGCTAAGACGATTATCCGAATGCACGGACAGGTAGGCGGGTATATCAACGACGCCGGCCCTCTTACTCAAAAAGAAGACACCCCGGTCCCGATTCTCTATACAAACCGATCGCTAGTGAACATCGCGGTCAATAGATACGGCCACTACTTGGCGCGTTTCATCGAGGGAGACGCTCGAGGCATCACGATCGGCGAAGCCCTAAGAGAAAAGATCGGAACGAACTGGACGCCGAACATGCCGTTTAGGTATTACGACCCTGTCGCGGACAAGCTGATGGCATTCAGGGCCGATAGCTGCTCATGGGGAGCTGATTCGGGCGGCTGTGTTGTTGTGATGAACGGCATCTGGGTGGCCGACATGACAGGCACCGTCAACGTCAGAGACAATCTTGTGGGGAACGCTGCTCCCGACATGGCAGGAGGCAGTCCAACAGCTCCAACCCCTCCAGCAGACCCAGACCCTGAGGTCATTGGTGACGTCGTCACGAATAAAAGATTTAACTTCGAGGTCGATGTCTTCTTCGATATGCGGATGACCTGTAACCCGTCAGGAGCTGATGGCATCAGGCGGCCACCTCCAGGCCCTGAAACACTTGACCTAGGGATGACCCTAGTGGTCTTCTGTCGAGGCAAGATCGCTCAGCCTGGCGCTCTCGTTGCCCTGGAGAACGATGGCTCTATTCCGATGACAAGCGGTAGAGAGCTAGTCGTCGACGAGACCCTGATCGTCACCGATGACGACGTGTTGTTCCCTGACATCGTCAACCCATAAGCCGGAACACTACTTCGACAGAAAAGTTGACCGACCCATGGCAATTAGCGCAAAGATATCTGCCGACGAGATCTCGGCACAGGTCAGCCAGCGATTCGTCAACAAGTACATCGAGGGGATGCTGGTCAACGCCGCCGGCGTCAGCTACTCCCCAGGAACGACTGTGGATTCGACGTTCCTTAGCTTTGAAGTGGCCGAGGCTGCAGGGTATGAGCGCCAGGTCTTCGTCTATCAGGGGCAGGATCAAACCGCCTACACCGACGACGGCGTCGGCCTTGCGACTAAGGGAACAATTTTCGCTCACGACGGATCTGCTACGGCTATCGACTTCAGTCATGCCGTTCTGGTGTGGGGTACAGGAAACGTGGCCGCCCTGGATGCTGCAACGACCGACCCGACCACTGGCGTCGACGGTGTCTACACCGATCTGCCTACCACTACAGACGGCTCAGGCACAGGCTTAACGGTCGACCTCACTGTCGCTAATAACGTTTTTGTATTCTCGCCAAGTCGCTTTGGTCGCAACTACGAAATAGGCGACTCAGTCACGATTCTCGAGGCCACCATGGAACAGGCCGGAGCTATCTCGGCGGGTGACGGGCTTGCAACCATGCTTGTCGGCGCGGTGAGCAGCAACACAGAGGCGGGCCAGATCATCGCCGTTGCTCCGACTGACAACACCGTCACCCTCGACAACGGTAACGAGGCCGCCTTCTATTGGGATTTCAAGCTCTTCGGATTCGCTGACTAATGGACCTTTTGTCTGACACTCTAAACACCGCCTTATCATCACGGGTTATTGAGCTCGAGAAGCGATTGCAAGGGTCGCGCCCTGCCGGTGACTTCGAGGGCAGTGTTACCGGTTACTGGGTCAAGTTGAACGACCAAGGCGTCGGCATTGTCGACTACCAGGGCAGGGAGTACAAGACCAGGCCTCTCGGCTTTGTCTCTACCGCGAAGGGAACAGAGGTCGAGCTCTCCTATGCCAACGGCGTTTATTACTCCAAGTTCTAACCATGGCTATTAACTCCGCGTCGTTTACTTCGGTAGATGTCGAGAACATGCAGAAGATGGTCTTAGGCCTGACTTCTGCTCGTCCTGACCTGAACGCTACGAACGACCCTCCTCGGACTCCTGGCGAGATGGTTGGTTATTACAACCCCGGCACCGACAAGGTCGAGCTGTTCGTAGCTTCTGCGGGCGGCCTGTTCTGGCGCGAGGTTGGCTAGTGACTACTGACCCGCGGGAAAGGTTGGACAGGGGCACACTTACGAACGTCTACACAAAGGCATGGGAAGAGATCGTCCCGTTGTATCCCAGGACAACTTCTACCCCTTTAGATCAAACTCGTTTAGTCAAGGTTGAGGGCCTATACCAGCCGCAGAGTCAAGACCCGACGATCGAGGGAGAGCTTGTGATCCTCTTTGTGACCGAGTATGGAGTTAAGACCGCTCAGGCATTCGTAGCAGTGGATATCAACGGAACCCTTCAGTGGAAAGCCGTACTGAAGCGGACTGGAACTCGCCTTTCCTCGGCACCCTAGGCGGTCTTAAGTGCGAGAGAAATGTTCGACTTCGGCGACAGCTCGCTCGAGAGGTGGAGAGAAGGTGGCCGAAACACCGGTTTCCAGCCTGAAAGGCTGAGGCCTGAGGACGACTTCAATAATAATTTTGGCAGGGCCTTCGGGCAAATGCCTCTGGACTCCTTTGAGGAAGGTGACTCACAAAGGGGAAGGCTCACGAGTTGCCAGACTGCGGAAGATTGCGGGGCTGACCATATATGTACGGGCGGCGAATGCGTCCCAAGCAACAGCACAGGCACGGGGGCAAAGAGCACCGGCTCAGGAGGAGGTAGCGGGTACGCAGCCTGCACCGACGACCCGCCAGATAAGACCCGGAACTGTGAGGATAAAAACTGTCAATCGGGTCCGACTTGTGGCGATGGCAGTGACGAGGAGCTTCTGAACTGTTGCGGCGACCCTATCTATACGTGCCAAGACGGCCGACGGCAGTGTGAGCCATGCGATGACTCTGACGGGCGCGAATGTAACGACTTTTGCGACTCATGGTTTAAGTCACACGGAGAAGTCGCTCCGGGTTGCAATGACGACGACTACTGCGGCGAATGCAGCGAGTGTTTCGCCAGCCTGTGCCGACCGGCTACAGGTAGGGCTAACTGCTTCTGTTTCCCAGGGAATTCAGGATGTCCTGACTGCCAGGAGTGCTCACGACCTGGCGGGGGCTGTGTCAAGGCGCAGGGAGTCTGCGCGATCGATTGCAATTGCTTTGTCACCTGCCCTTGCGGAACTCAGTACCAAGGCTTTCACTCTCAGGATTATTACGACAACGGCCTGGCCTGCCCTGCCGCATGTCGAGCGGCTACTTATAAGAAATACTGCGTTGACGGCGCCAATCAAAGCTGTCCACCGCAGAAAGACCCAATGAAGGAGGACCCTGGCAACAAGTGCGAGGAGTCCTGCTATGGCATGAGTCAGAAGACGCCCTGTAATGGGACCTATACGTGCCCCGACGGTCATAGCTGCACCGTGACAGGCAAGCTCTTCGCTGCTACTGGCGAAAATGGCGAATGCGAGGACGGAGGCAACCCGACCGGCGCTTGGTCTCAAGGCGGGATTACGTGGTTTATTCGCGTTTGCAAGCTAAATCAAGAAGATCCCGACTGCGAAGAGTGCGATTGCAATTGTGAGAATGATTGCCCGGATTGCCACACCTGCGGACCCAATGGCGAATGCGTTTACGATCCTGCTTGCGACCAGCCCTGTGCCATTCCCTGTAATGGCGCATGTTGCGGGCCGGGCCAGAAATGCGTCCCCGCAGTCCTTTGGCAAGTTATCGACGCGTGCCACTTCCAGGGCGCGACTTTCGCGGCTCCTCAAGGTGTCACCCCTGCGCTAGTCCATACAACGGACGTCACGAAAGAAGATGCGGTGTGCGATCGCTGGCACACTCACTGCGCTGTTACGGTCCAAGGGGGTCAGGTCGCTCAACATCTGGACTGTCAGAAAGGTCTCAAGCGGATTGGGCCTGCTGGATACAGCATCTGCAGTGACTGAAGATCGGAAAGATAAGGCAGCTTGTGAATAGTTTCTGTGGCTGTTTTTCCTGATCGTATTGTCCAGAAAAACAGCACAGATCCTGCCGGTTCGGTAAGAACTGCTGTCGATCCCGTGATCGGTTCAGACCCAATCATCGGCGGTGAACTTGTAGTTCAAAGATCTATTGGCAGCGCTCAACTACTCACTCTTGATGCTAATAATACTCCAGTAGTTGTAGGCGTTTCGGCAAATGTTGGAGCGACCACTCCATCGATCAAGCTGAATTTTGAGGAAGATGGCACCGATACGCCGTATGAATATGTTGTCGGCGGATATTCTTTCGACACCAGCGGCAAGTTTGGCAACTGTTATAAACACATTGCCGGCAGCACTTCCCCACGAATCAATCCCCTGAGAATCCAGGCCGAGAATGTGCCTGTCCTAGGGAGCGAAACTTGGACATTTAACTTCTGGTTTAAAAGCGATTTTACTTTTGACTTTTACAGCCACTTCGACCCCGCCCCAAACAGCCTGCTAGTTGTTTCGGCGAGAGACTATGTCCATGGACCTGGAGCTTTCACTGTCACGATTGATGGTGGCACGACTGACACGGGCGGGATCGGCACGGACACAAGTCGCACGGCGGACCTGGCTAAGGGCGCGATCGTGTTTGGCCTGGGTGGCATGTACGGCGCGACAGAAAGCACCATCCCTCAGATCCCCTCCACAGGCGAGATCGTCACTTCTGCTGCGACTGGTGTCTGTGACAACAACTGGCACTACATCACCTTCATGCACGAGGGCAGCGGGGTTTACTCCTGTTTCATTGACGGCGAACTGAAAGAAAGAAACATCCTCGACAGCCCCGTCAATTACGGCGACTCAGGAACTTCAGGGATCTTGATGCCCTCGGGTCTCGAGTTCGGTGGAGCTCTTCAGATCAATGACAACGACGTATTTCCTGGATCAGAGTTTTTCGGATTCAACGGCAGGCTTGATGGTGTCACGTTGTATGCCGGCAACGCCATTTTTCGGGGATTGCGTCAGTTTACAGTCCCCACCTCTGCTCCAAACGACGACCCAGTACAGCAACCCCTAGACACGCTGCGGACACTCCTCGACACGGGCATCGACGCAATCCCAGGTAATGGCGAAACGCTTGTCTATAACGCCACGGAGGGCGCCTGGGAGAACTCACCAGCTCCAGCATTCAGCCTCACTGGCAACAACCTTGGAGATATTGGAGACGTCACCATCGCGGCAGTCGCCTCGCTGACTCAAGGCGAAACGATTACGTGGGATGTCGCGACCTCTAATTGGATCAACAGCCCGATCCTGATCGAAAACACCGACGTCGATACGACCCTTACGGGCACGGGATATGTGATCCGCCACGACGGTTTGACCGGCTGGAAATCAGAGCGCCTCGATTACGCCGATCTGAGTAATGCCCCTGCAGCTCTGAGCGACCTGACACAAGACCTGGATTTAAGTCTCTACAACGTCGTTGACCTGGCCGATGTTGTTGTTACCTCGATTCAACAGGGCGACGTCCTCGCATGGAACGACGCTAATAGTCAGTTCGAAAACATTGCTCAGCCACCGGCAAACATCACCGGAAACAATCTCGACGAACTTCTCAATGTCAAAACGTTCGCCGACGTAAGTCAAAGCGTTCTAAACACTTATACCTGGTTGGCATGGAATGCGATCGACGCTAAGTGGGAGCCGCGCACTCTGGATTACACGGAGGTCTTCGAAGCACCTTCAAACCTCAGCGATCTAAACAACGATCTAACTCTAAACAGTTTCACCAATGACGTTGGTTATCTTTCGGCGTCCAATCTGGCAACGTTCTCTGTCAACTCTTTCGGCGATGTAAATATAACCAGCCCCGTCGAATCCCATGTCCTGGTCTACAGGTCCGGCGAGTGGCGGAACGAATTCGGCCCACCGGCAAATATCACTAGCAACTCAATTGGCGATCTTGCGGACGTTACAAGAACTCAGGCGAATGTCGTTGCGCCGGCAATAATAACGATTGAGGATATGGGGAGTTTGATCTTTGATGATCCCCTCCTTGCTTCTAATATCACCTACCAAGTGATGTACGACCACGACCGATTAGGTCTTGGCCTTTCGGCTATTCGTGATTCTGACGACACAGGATCAGAGATCTTTGTTAGCCGTGGCGGTGGTGTTGACCTCCGCTCTGATGTCAACTTCTTCCGTCTACGCGGCAAGCCTGATGTAATTACTAACAGGCCTGAACTTCGTTTCGAGACCGGCGATTCGTTCGCTAGTCCTGCGAGCGGCAACTTCATTTCATTGAAAATGCCGGCCACGGTCCTCGAGGATCAGACTTACTACCTGCCTCAGGAAGATGGCGACGTTGGCGACGTACTAGCCACCAATGGATCTGGTGAGTTGTCTTGGATTGCTCGCGCCTCGAACAATGATCTGGGCCAACTGAGCGACGTCGATCTGAGCACTCAGTTACCAGTCGACGGCAGCGCGTTAATTTACAACTCAGCGGCCTCGATTTGGGTTCCTGGAGCCAGCGTCACAGACCTGAGCACGTCAGTTTTGAATGACATCTCGGACGTCTCTTATGGAGGCACACCGGGGACAGGTCAGGCATTGCTATGGAACGGCAGCGCCTGGGTGCCGAATGACATTGCGGTCTCGCTCGACGACCTGGCTGATGTCACCTTCTCAAACGGGGCGTTCACTGCCACTGGACTGCAGGCGATTGTCCTCGAGGACACGGCAGGCACTGGAGTCATTGGGTTCACCTCACCCGCGAACTACAACGCGACCGTTCTTTATACGCTCCCCGTTGACGACGGGGCAACAGGTGAGGTGCTCACCACTAACGGATCAGGGGTCCTCTCCTGGATCGAGCCCGGAGTTGATGAAGCATCCCCTGCGATTGTTTGGGACGTAACAAACGTTGGGGTCATTGCTTACGGGTTTACCGGCTCAGGCTTTTCGACTACGACAAGCAACCCGGCCCTTTACGTGGTGCGCGGTCAGAAATACACGTTCAATAAAACCATCTCTAACCATCCGTTCGAATTAGTCGAGGCCGATGGTGTTACCCAGTACACCGCCGGAGCTGTGGAGAGTCAGCCGTTGGCCCTGGGCGAATTGAACTGGACGGTGCCGATGGATGCACCCTCAACCCTTGGCTACCGATGCACGGCTCACCCGTCAATGCAGGGGGTCATCTATGTCCTCGATGCTGGCGTCGACCTGGCCTCGTCGAACATCGAAGAGCTCGGCAACGTCTCGTCAACTACACCGACAGCAGGTCAAGCGCTCGTCTGGAGCGGCACGGAGTGGGTCCCTGGGTCTGTCCTCAATTCTGGCGGCGCTACCGGATCAGCTATTAGCCAGTCCGTAACTGAGACACAGTCATCTGATGCGAGTGGTTTCATGACGTTCGTCGACCTGGGCACCTCTGGAACGTTGATCGACATTCAGGCAGACGCAGAGGCATGGGTGACCATCTATTCATCAGTAGCGACAAGGGCCGCGGACGCCGCAAGAAGCCTCGAGGAAGATCCTGCACAAGGGTCGGGAGTCCTTGCGGAGTTCGTTATCCCCGCATCGACAACAGTGCTGACGACGCCGTCGACCAATTACTTCAATTCAGAGGGTCTTGTCTCCGAGTCGATCTATGCAGTCGTTCGCAACCCATCGACAGCGGCCGCGCTCAATAACGTCTCGGTAACCGTCAGGGCGTTCGCGATCAGCGGTTACACCGCAGTCTCTGGAGGCACTTTCGGCAGCGGCTGACCGGAACCCTAGCCCGAGATTGACGGGCTTATGGCGGACTTCATCGCACGGATCAAACCAAAAAAGAGCTCCGTATCAGGTGAAGTCCCCACGGCCTCAGACCTCGAAGTCTCCGAGATTTCAGTTAACACCGCCGACGGCAAGCTGTTCGTCAAGCACACCGACGGCAGCATCAAGGAGATTTCTGGGTCAGGCGGTGGATCGGGTGACGGATCAGTCAGGACGAGCGCCCCGCAGGTCACTACAGCGGCATTAGCCCAGTACGCCTCTGAGGATGCCACCTTTGCTCAGACGGGCAGGGCTGGCCAGTTCCTGAAGGTCGAAGCTAGCTGTGCTTCGTGGATAGTCTTCTACTCAAGCAAGGCTGCTCGTACTGCTGACGCTGTCAGGACGTCGAACGAGAATCCCGCGCAGGGCGTCGGCGTACTGATGGAGGTGTTCACCGATCAGGCTGAGGCCGTTCTGATCACGCCGTCTGTTCTCTACTTCAACGACGACGTCAACGAAGGCGCCGAGGTCTACGCGAAGGTCGTCAACCAGGACGCGACAACTCAAGCCGTCACTGTCACGGCCACCGTGGTTCCCATCGAAGGGCGCTCCCTATATGAAGCAGAGGGGACAGCTCGCATCAAAGGCCTCAGCGTCGAAACTGCTGCGCTAACCACTAACGCCTCCGAGTTCTTAACTCTCAGCCAGACCGCACGATCTGGCCAGTTCACAAAGATCTCGACCTCAGCAGCGGCCCGCGTAATTTTTTACAGCACGACAGCAGCGAGAACAGCCGACTCGTCAAGGCAGCAGGGTTCGACTCCCTTGGCTAGCTCCGGCGTGTTGATGGAGGTGGTCACCGCAGGCGCTGAGACGTTAGAGGTCACGCCAGCAATTCTCTATCAAAACTCTGAGCCAGGCGCAGCCGGCGAGCTCTACGTGAGCGTGACGAACCTGGAGACAATTGCAACCGCAATCACTGTCACCGTTGACGTCGTACCCATCGAGGGACGCGGTGCATATCTGAGTGAGCTGAATGAACTACTCGATGTCGACACTACGGGCGTAGCTAATGGTGACGCGATCGTCTACGACGCAGCAGCATCGAAGTGGGTTCCCAGCCAATTCATCAGCCTGGCCAGCTTAAAAGCAGAGACGGCAGCGGCTTCGGACTTCTCAGACTTTCAGTCGAGGATCGCGGCGCTCTGATCGGAACCATAGGCCGACAGATCAAGCCGGCTTCATGATCAACTCCGTCGAGGACCTGAGAAGCGGTGGGGTGTTGCCTACTGGCCCCGTTTCTGCATGGCCAAAAGAGCGGAATGTCGCCGGCCCCAAAATGAAGGGGGCCAAAGAGCACAAGCCAGATCCAGACATCAAGGTCTCAGTCGCAGGACTGGCCAAGGGTTTAGGGAAGGTCGCCCTTCAGGGCCTACGCAACGGCAAGGTGAGCCAGGCAGTGAGGGATGAGCGGTATGACGTCTGCAAGGCGTGTCCTGCTTTTCGAAAGAACGACAAGCGATGCTCCGAGTGTGGCTGCTTTATGGAAGCGAAGACCTACATCGCCGGCGATCCAGACATGCTCTGCCCTCTCAAAAAATGGGAGCGCTGATCAATGGCTATCAATCCCGCGCCGATGGATCAATGCACCCTCAAGGCTCGCTGTCTGACGGGACCTAATCAGGGTTTGGCCTACAACGCCAAGGCCCCCTGCCCTGCAGGCCATCAGTTTGTCGCTGAGGTCTGCGACTGCTTCCCCATTGATACGCCCTGCCCCAACGGCATAGGTGGGACGCTGACGACATACATGACAAGCAGGCTGGGCAGTCAAACCGTGACGACGTTCTATCCATCTATTGCTGGTGGCATTGCTGGCGGCGGGTCCCGAGTGATTGACGATCAGATCGAGATCTTCGATGGAACTGGTTTTATCGCAGCGGGAGCGGTTCCCTACAGCATCGGCGAAGAGTACGAAGGTCAGGTCATAACCAACCTCGTTCACTCATTCGACCTAGCCGGCTCGTGTAATTGATTGGGGTTCGAATCGTAACAACCCGGAACCATAGGGGGCAACTTTCTGCCGGGGGTGATCCCCGTCTGCACCATGTCCGAAGAGAACCTCAATCTCGACGTCAACGCCGTTGAAACCGCCGAACCGGTCGACGCATCCCCCTCCACTGAGCAAGACAGCTACAGCAAAGAAGAAGTCTCGAAGCTTTTAAAGGCACTGCACACCGAGCGCGACGCTCGTAAAGCGCAAGAGAAGGCTCTTAAAGAGTCAGCGTCAAAGCTGCAGAGTCTCGAGGGTATTGATAAGGCGACATACGACCGACTGCAAGAGGAGTCCGCACGACGTGCGGAAGCTGAGGCAACATTCGAGGCCCGTGAGCTTGATCGCCAAAAGGCGTTCGAATCAATGCGACAGGAGGCGGCTGTCCGTGAGCGCAAGCTCGAAGGCCAGATCAGCCACATGAATCGGCACAGGGCTTTTGAGGGTTTGTTCTCTGCCGCAGGCGGTAAGGGCGGCCGATTCCTAGATACAGCGTTCGACGCTGTCGGCAAAAGCCTACGCCTAGAAGACAACGGCTCATTTACGGTCGTCGACCCCAACGGCGACCCCTTGCTCGACGATGAGTCAGGCAAGCGCATCGACCCAAAAGAGTGGGTTAGCCAGTGGAAAAGCGATGACTTTCTCGGCTTCTGCTTTGAGCCCGAACAGGGCTACGGCACCGGGGCAACCAATCACCCCTCACAGCGTCGCGACACAGGAACTATGGGTGATTTCAAAGGTCTAAGCACTAGCGAAATCTTCGCCCGTTCGTTCGGCAACAAGAAGGGCTAAGCCCAAAAACCAGTGAGTTCGGGAGTTGACGTGGGCCACTTGCGTCAACTTCGGCACTCTCTCGGAACCCTAATCACGAGATGGAAGATGCCCACGGTTCTGATTCGGTGCGACGCCGAATCGGTGGCCTGGGCAGAACGGACCCCTTGAGGTGTGACGCCTCTGTTCCGAACTTCCCAGATCACCAACTCAACGTCACTCTGACACCTCAGAAAAATGTCTTTAACTCTGCTACAACAAGGCCAGTTCGCTACATCAGGCGAAGCGCTGGCGATTATCAGTGAATTATCAGCGGGCGATTTGCTATCGGTGCTGCCCTTCCGTCAAATTGAAGGAAACAGTATCCGCTTTCGCCGCGAAGAGTCTCTCCCCGATGTTGGTTTCCGCCACGTAAATGGCACGCTAACTGAATCATACGGTGAGATCTCGATGCAAAGCGAGGCTCTTCACCTCTACGGTGGCGACCTGCGCGTTGACAAAGCAATCCTGACCCTCGAAGGTCCTGAAGCTCGTGCATGGAACATCCAGGCTCGCGTCCGCGCCATGCGCCATAATTTCGAGAAGGTTTTTGTGAAAGGATCCGAAGCCGGTTCTAACGGCCTCGAGTTCGACGGACTGCAAGCCCGCATCGCTGCAACTTCCAGCCAGTACATCGCCAACCAGTCCGGCAATTCCGGCGCCCTGTCCTTCGCAGCTTTGGACGAGGCCCTCGACGCAGTCGACGCCACTGGCGGCCAAAAATACTTGGTCATGTCGAAGCAAATGCGTCGTGCCCTGACCGCCGGCTCCCGCGATTCTGGCGTGAACGG